AAAATCATTGATGGAGAAAGGAATATCAATCTCTGGCAAATTGTTATTCGGTTATGCACGGGTAAAGAACAGCCAGAATAAAAATGAACTTGTTGAAGATAAAACCAACTCAAAGATTGTGAATGAAATCTTCAATTGGTATTTGCTAGGGTTTAAAGGAAACACATCACCATCAATTAAAGCTATTGCTTTGCATTGCATTAAAATAGGATATCCAAAATACACTCATAGCAAAAGGAACGTGAATAAACTTCTGAAAGAAGATGGTTATACTGGGTTTAAAATCACCAACAACAAAAAGAAGAATCCAAAATTTGGGTTGATGCAGAATGCAAAAGAATATACCGTATCATCATCCAGAATCAAGTATCCACAAATCATTTCACAAGAACTATTTGATGCTGTTCAAGCAAGATTAAAAGGAAATGTTTCAAAAGAAAATAGAGATACTAAGCACATCACACTTCTATCAAAGCTGTTGAAGTGTCCAAGCTGCGAAAGGTCGCTATCTGCAAACTACCGATTTGAAAGAAATGTACCATCACATTCATACCGTTGTACAAGCAGAAGTGGTGCAACACCATGTGAGAGTACTTTTAGTTGTTCTATGCAAATGTATGATAGTGCTATCTGGTCAGTGATTAAATCTGATTGGATTGGATTATCAAAAGCAATCATTGAAGTGAATCCAGATGAAACCATTCTGAATATTAAAAGCCAGTTGAAGAACCTTGACCAACAAGAAACATTGATTAATAAAGAGGTTGAAGGATTGAAGAAAACAATGCAATCACTTCAGTCATTCGCTGATTTAGATATGGAATCAGCAATCAATTCAGTCATTGCTAAACTCACTAAACACCAGAAAGATTTCAAGAAAATCCAGAATGAAAAGTTGAAGCTGGAGAATGAACTTTTGTTGATTGATAACGAACAGAACGAATATAACACTGTGCTAGATAACATAACCACCATTGAAGGTGACAGGCAATTATTGAAAGATTACATCAATAAATTTGTTGATGATGTTAGATTCATTCAACATGGAAAACAGCACGTAGCATTGAAGATTACTTTTAAATCATTCGGGTTTCCGTTCAAGAACAATAAACCAGCACAGAAAACAACATACCTTGTCGTTGATAAAAGAATCACAAGAGATATTAAATTATTTTCCATCTCCGATTACGGGAAAATTAAAGCTGATTTTGATGTGATGGTAGAGAAACTAGTAGAAGATGTTTTGAAGAAGAAAGTGAAACCAGAACGGGAAATCCCTTACTTTAAATTGAATTCCTTATAGCGAAAACTTGAACAACCAAATACAATTTGAGCCGTCTAATTATTATAAAATAAATAAAATGACAATAAAAATTGATTTTAAAAAACACACAGCAGAAAACAAAGCTGTGTTTGAAATGGCAGAAGCACAATATGACCTTGACAAAGATGCCATTGATAAGATGTTATCTGTGTGGCACGTCCAACCAAAAGCTTATCCAGCTATTCAAATTAAGAAGGGTGATATATTCGATTTCCCAGCTGGTAAGTATCAAAATCACTGCGAAATAGTAATTTGGAAACTCAAGGTTGAAGATGTTACCAATGATGTTGCTTCAATAACATTTCTTAGCGGCTCCAAATAGCAAAAAAAATGACCCTGTTTTACGGGGTCATTTTTTTTCACAATCACAGCAATTAACTCACCGTTTTATCTTTAATATTTTGAAGCAGTTTATGTATTCCAGCTGCTTCTTCAAATGCTTCCATCTCAACAGCCATTTTCAACTTTGCTTCCAACTTCTTTCTATTCGTTTCGGAGATTCCATCTTGAAATAAAAACTGTTCATTCACGGTCAAATGAATGATGGTTGTATATCTCCCGTTTCGGATTTGCTTCTGCAATCTCTTGGTAACATAACCCATATAGATTAATTCATTCAATTCTTTCATGATGCCTTCCAAATCCATAATCTCCTTATACTTCTGGGTGATGAATTGTTTCAGAAGAATGTATCCACCCATCTTTTCATTGTAATAATTGATATCACTTAACAATGCTCTTTGCATCAGTGAAAGGTTCTCAAGCGTATCTACCTTCTTGTTGAATTCTGTAATTTCCATTGGTTAAACTGTTACTCCTTTGTTATCCATTCTGAAAGATTCAATCTCAGAATATAGCTTCTTTAATGTTGGTATATAACCACCTTGAACAAAGCTTTCTAATGTTGTAATTTGTTCGGGTGATAATCCTTTTGCATTCGCATTAAGGATGGTTAATAGTTCATCAGTCGTGGGTGAATCATTTATCTCAACAGTTGGTTCTGGTTGAAGTATTTCTTCTTGATGTGCTGATACAATATCAACGTTGGAATCATTCTTTAACAATGAAATAATCAATGCTAGGTTAACGAAATGAGTTGATGAACTTCCACCACCAGTTCCATTATAATTAGATGTGTTGGTGGATAATATCCATTCTTTCTTTTTTAAACTGTGAATGGCGTTCTTAACGCTTTGAAGTTTGCAGTTGAAGATTTTAGATATCTCCGAATTATTCATGTAGAATTCGCAATTCTTATCTTGATAGGAGAGAATTAATTCAAGGATTGATTTCTCAAGTGGTGATTTGCAAATCTTATTTAATATAGGATAAGATTTGATAAAGTTAAATCCAGATTCTTCTTGTTGAAGAATTGAAAGCTTGTTGGTAATTTGTTTTGTTGGCATTTCTCATTGTGTCTGCTTTTATGTTAGGCTGCTTTTTGAAGGGTAGCAGAACCACGGGCTGATATTGCAATACCATTGATGCCCGTGGAAACCCTTTGTTAATTATAAATATATACCAACATTCAAAAAAGTGTAGTTCAACCAAAATAATTTTTTCAGTTGAAGATGTTCTCAATTCGGTTCTAAGCAAATAAACCCTATAATCTATCTTTTGTCAAGTAAAAACACCAACTATTTTTTAAATGGTGTACTCTGTGGAGTACGCTAGGTACTTTATAAAGTACGGTAGGTACTCTGTAGAGTACGGTAGGTACTTTGTAGAGTACGGTGAAGTACTTTGTAGAGTACCTCATTATTAGAAGATATGAGAATAATATCAGAATACCATGAGAATATAAATTAGATTCTATAATTATAGGAAACTACTTTTTGAAATTACATTGAAGGAATCTTTAGTTTGAAATTACTCTTAGAAGAAAACATATTTCAACTGATAAAGTGAATGCTTCGCAGAACCATAGTTTGAAAATCTATTCCAACAGAAAATAGAATTTCAACAGCGTAAGCTTACTTCTAAAGAACTATCATGATAGAAAGAACAACTTCAACAAGAAACAATTCCAACGGAGCGTAGCGATACTCTAAAAGCTTTTCACGGTTAAAGAGATTACGGAACAAACAATATTCTTCAACAGCAAAGAAACCCCTTCCAAAAGTTCCGCTAAAAGGTTTCCCCAATATTTATTTTTTCTAATCTGGTTTTTTTTGGAACTGGTACATATTTATAATTATATGAACCAAGAAGAACTAATAGAATATTTCAATGAAGTACTGCCAGAATTAACCAGAGGGTTATGGAATCTTAAAAAAAGATTAGGTGATGAATGGAATGATGTTAAACAAGATGCAATCATAAGATTGCTGGTGTACAATAAGAATAAAGATGTGAATAAAGAATTTAGCAAAGGATTATGCTTTTTAGCACTTAAACATTCTGCAATACAATATCTCCATCATAAAGGAAAGATTGATTGGGATACTGAAAGCGATATCAATAGAATTGATTCAGTTGATGAATTAATTCTTGATGATGATTTCATCCAACATCACAAACAAAAGCTTTTAGAACTAATCACTCAAGAAGAATATGATACTCTGATGATACACCAGAATAATATTGAAAACAGAATGTGCAAATCAGATACCAGAACCAATAATCGAGCATATAAAATCAGAAGGAAAATAGGATTGGTTTCTCAGCTGGAAATTGAATTGGATGATAAATCATACGTGTTTGCAAATCTCAGAGCATTATGTGATGCGTTCGGTTGGAGCCAAACATTGATTAGTAGCAAGAGAAAAAAGAAGGGAAACACATTCAACTTTAAAGGTCAAAAAATAACAATTAGAACAATAACAACACTTAACCCAACGCAAGATGAAAAAACAAATAATGAACTGGCTTTATGATATCTTCAACTTGGGAGAACCAGAACTTGAAATGGATGCAAATAAAGCACTATTTCAACTCCAAAATCACATCCAGAAAACCAAGATAAAATTGATTGAACTGGAGATAAAAAGGTTGGAAGATAAAAATAAATGAACCACCAGTCCAGGTTTTTGAATTTCTCAAACTATTTATAAGAAAGCAGAATAAATTATGAATGATTTTATGAAGTTAAAAACAACAATGCTCGGAACAAAAGCAGAAGAATTATTTCTTGAAGAATTTGTTAGAAGCAAGGGATATGAACCATTTGCACCAATGGGTAACAAATCACATTCAATTGATGTGCATTGCTTCTCTGGTAACTCGCATTGCTTCTCCCTAGATATGAAGTGCAAATCATCTCAAATGTTTCGACCGTGGACGGGATTTGATAAAGCTGATTATAACCACTACAAAAGCATGGACACAAAAGAACATCCAGTGTATATTCTTTTTGCCGATATAAAACAGAAAGAAGTTTATGGAAACTGGCTTGTAAGATTGAAACCAATATTTGAAGAAGATATAGTGTATTTTGAATTATCACAAATGATTCCTTATAGACGAATGACCGATGAAGAATACCAACAACTAAAACAATACGAACAATCTAACTACAACTAAAAACAGAACAAAATGAAAAAAGAAGATAAAAAAAATATTTTAAGAGATGCTTTTAATTTAAAAAGTGAAATCATCTTCAACAGTACTGATAATTCACAAGATGAAATTGATTTAATCATAGCATTAGACCGATTCCTTGAAGCAAATGATGTTCGCTCAATATCAATTACAGCTACTTGGACTGGCTCAGGATGCACACATAACAACTAAGCAGAACAATGAAAAAAACACTATACACCAATACAGATTCATTTCAAATGATGATAACAAAAGCTATCACCATGAACTGTGAATCTAAATCAAATCCTAGAACAAATTGCTACTAAAAATTCAGAGTGGGATATTATCATGGATAATATCCTATCACCGAATTTACATTTAAAATCAGCACTTATTTCTGAACTGACAATTCACCTCTATAATCAAAAAGAGAAAACGGAGAAAGCTTATAATGAAGGCTGGTTCAAGTTCTATTTCATAAGCATCTGCAAGAATCAAATCCAGTCTAATAGAAGTTCATTCCATGTTAATGTTAGGCAATCCCTAGATGCTCGACACAATAAATATTTCAATAAGATTCAAGATTCAATGAATGGATTTTCTATTGAAGAACAAGAGGAAAATGAACTATCTGAAAACTATAATTCAGCACTCTATATCCAAGCAAAAAAGAACCTAGAGATAAAATGTTCATGGGTGGAAAATGAAATGGCTAAGAAGCATTGGGAAGAAGGAATGACCTTTAGAGAAATCCAGAAATACTATGATAATGCCCTAGCTTACTCAAGAGCATTTCAACTCTGTAAAGCATGGAAAGAAAAACTAATCCAAGAAATCAATCTGCTTAAATCAGAACAAATCAAAAACTAAGCTATTTATGATTAAACAGAACGAATATGATTACCAAGATAGAAGAATTAAACCTAGAACAAATTCAACAGCTGGATGCAATTATTAAGTGGAAAGCTGTAGATAATCATCAAGTGGCAATAATGGAAAGTTATCTAAGAATGCTAGTTGATGTGAAAGCTGAAATCTGTAGAACGTGCCCAAGCCAGATTAGGCTAAATTTTCAAAGAATAACTGGATGGGTAAATTCTAATCAATCGGAAATTGAACAAAGAAGATTAAAACTAGAACAAGAACTGATTCCTAAAATTTGTATCCACTGCCGTTGGAATAAAATTGAAGATAGAAGAAAGGATTATTGTTCTCCAGCTTGTAAAAAAGAAGCTGCAAAAAATAAAATAAAGAAATGATAAAGAGCAAAACACTCAGAGATTATTTTATTGATGCTTACTGGTGGAATTTTGAAACAAATGCACCTCATTATTGTTTAATCGAAGGTGATACAAATACGAGAATCAATCTAGGATATTTCAAACTGGTTGATGATGAATACAAGCTAACTGAATATGGAATGAAATCCTTTAAAAAATGGTTGGCAAATTATGGAATAGAAGAAAATAAAGTGATGATTTTGATATAATTATGGAAGAAATTTTAAATGAGAAACAAACACTATTTGTGTTAGAATATATGATTGATTTTAATGCTACACAAGCTGCAATACGTGCTGGTTATTCAAAGGAAACTGCTTATTCTATTGGTCAAAGATTGTTGAAGAATGTTGAAATCAAGAGGCAGATTGAAGAATTGAAAGCAGAAAGGGTTGAATCCCTTAAAAAAACAAGGGAAGATGTTATTTCTGACCTTGAATTGATTATAAATGAATACAAATTAACAGGAAAGCTTACAAGTAATGCACTCCGTGCAATTGAATTGCTACTTAAATCCAGAGGTTGGAATGAACCTGACAAATCAACAGTAACTCATCAAGGTATAAACATAACAATAGTGAAACCGAATCAAGAAATTGAGTGATTCAACGGTTAATATTGTATTCAAACCAACCCTAAAACAAGATTCTTTATTTGAAGCATTCGATGATTCACTAACTACAGAATGCTTATACGGGGGTTCTGCTGGTGGAGGCAAATCTTATGCACTCTGTGCGCTCTTAATTCTTAAATCTTTGCAATATCCTTCAATCAGAATTGGATTAGCTAGGAACGAATTAACAACACTCAAGAAAACAACAATCATTTCCTTCTTTGAAGTTGCTCAAAATTGGGGCTTGAAAATCAATGAGCATTTCACATACAATTCCACCGCTGGAATAATTAAATTCTTCAACGAATCAGAAATAATTCTGCTAGAGTTAAGCTATAAACCAAGTGACCCGAACTACACAAGATTAGGTGGACACCTTTTAACGTTCGGAGTGATTGATGAGGTGGGAGAAGTTGATGAACAAGGTTTCCAAATATTCAAAACTAGATTAGGTAGATGGAAGAATGATGAATTCAACGTGAAACCAATTTGTGTAATGACGTGTAACCCTATCAAGAATTGGTTATACAAGGAATATTACAAACCTTCTGTTGATGGATGTTTAAAAGAGTACCAGAAATTTATACAAGCACTACCAACTGATAATCCATACATCTCAAAATCATATATTGAGAACCTTGCAAAGCTTCCATTTGCTGATAGAGAAAGATTACTCTTTGGAAATTGGGATTATTCAGATGACCCAAACAGCTTAATCAACTATGAAGATATTCTTAACATCTGGCATGGTGTACCGACACCAAAAGAGCATAGCAAAAAATATATCACAGCTGATATTGCGTTCACCTCTGATAAGATGGTTATCATTCTATGGGATGAACTGACAATGGAAAATATAATTGTAAATCCAGAAGGAAACATTGAAGATATTATCACTCAATTAGCAATCGCTAACAACGTTCCACAATACAATATAGCATTTGATTCCGATGGTGTTGGAAAGTTCTTGGAGAAACGCTTACAACGTGCAAAACCAATTGTGAATAATGCAAGAGCATTGAATGATGAGAACTTCAAGAATTTGAAAACACAATTGTATTTTAAGCTTGCTCAAAAGATTAACGATAATCAAATCAAGAGTAGAGTTGATTACTATAAAAATGATGTGATAGAAGAACTGCAAGCAGTAAAACACAAACCATCAAGTGTTGTAGGTAAACTTGAGATAATTGATAAAGGTGAAATGAAAAAATTGATTGGACGTTCACCAGATTTCTCTGATGCAATGGCGTATCGAATGTTATTTGAATATACCCCCTCATCAAGTAATAAATTTCGCTTTGTGTAACCCATAGTAGATTACCTCAGCACTTAAATTTGAAATCATCTCAGAGCAAATATCACCTCAGCACTTAATGTTAAAATAATCACACCCACTACAACGTTCCTTTGGAACGAAAAAAGAAAAATGGCGGTGGGGCTTTGCCCCAAAAAATTAAACCATTACACATCACCTCAGCAAGCTACACACCCTATCACACCTCAGCATTCCCACCCACGTAGATTTGCATTTCTCGCAACTTTTCGTTGCGATAAACGCAAATCGCTGCACACGAAACTGGCTACCATAGCACGCTCCTTTGGAGCGAAAAAAAAGCCGCCTCTCCCCCTTCGGGAGAGAAAAAGAAATTCCCCGTAGGGGAATTTGAAGAAGAAAAAACACCCATAGTGAAGTGGCTTCAACGTTGGCTTTGCCAACGAGAAAGTGCGAGGGAAAGTTGATGGGATTTTCACCAAGTGCTGAGGTGCGATTTAAACCACTATCTAAAAGAAAACGACCGTAGGTCGAAAAAAAGAATGCGGTCAAATCTCCGATTTGAAGAACACGAAACTGGGAGCAAATATTATTCATTTAATGCTGAGGTAATCTATGCCAAATCGTCATGGTGAAAAACTCGTCAACACATTGATTTCATTGGGTATTCCAAGTAGTAATTAATTACAAGTGCTGAGGTAATTAGGTGCTATCAGATGTATTAAAATTCAAGAGTTGAGGTGATTTGATAACGGGTACAATAAAATGTAATTAGATACGAGTGCTGAGGTAATCTACTATGGGTGCGATGTGTCAAAAACAAAATTAATCTCAAGCTATTTATCTATATAAACAAATAGATATGATAGAACTAAAATTAAACATTGATGATGAGATAATGAACTTCAACATTCCACAAAGTTGGGATGAAGTAACCGTGGAACAATTCTCAAACATCTACAAAGTAAAGCAAGGATTAAACGATATTGAAAAAACTGTAGCGTTAACCTCAGCACTTACAAAAATTGATGAAGAATTTCTTTACCTAATGACACCAGAACAATTCAAAAACATTTCTGATTGTTTATCATTCATGAATGAAGAAGTGAAACAAAAACAAGTGGAATCAATTCAAGTTGGTGATGAAACATTTTATCTAAAATCAGATTATGATTCTCTAAACTTAGGGGAGATTGCCTCAATCGAAATGCTGATGGAATCATCTAGTGCTGGATTACTTGATGTGATGCCAGAACTACTTTGCATCTTCTTAAGAAAGAAAAAAGAAAATGGAAAGTTGGAGAACTTTAGGAATGAACACATGGAGAGAGCGGAGAAATTCAAAGCTGTAAAAATCTCTGATGTGAATAAACTATTCCTTTTTTTTTCAAGTGGAAAGAAAGCATCCACAGCAACTATGAAACCCTCTTTGGTAAAAAGAAAACCAGTGAAGAAAAAGAAATAAAGAGAAACCGCTTTGAAGATTTAACTGGTAAATCAGAAATAGATAACAAGTTCAAGTGGTATCAAATCATTGATGTTCTCATTGAGAATCTTAATGAAACAAGAAAGGGAGTTTACAAAACAAACTACATTGAATGTTTGAACTGGTTAGCCTATTATAAGCAGAAAGCAGAAGTTATAAATAACATGAATAAGAATTAATATGAAGAATGCCAACACCACAAATCACAACAATCAATCAACTCATTGGATACTTTAAACACTTTGCGGATAATCACCCACAAGTAAATGATTTTGGTTATGGTCAAACATCAGAGATAGGTAAATCGAGAGAGATGCAATTCCCTTATCTATGGGTAACACATCGTTCACCATCTTCAATTGCATTACAGAATAGAACACAAATTCCAACATATAGTTTCACATTCATCTTTGCTGATAGAATCAATCAACAAGAAAATTATTTGAATGCTCTAGGATATAATAGCGATAACCAACAAGAAACAATTTCAGATTGCAAATCATTGATGGATGATTTCTTAATCTACATTCAAACATCTTTAAATGAAGTTGGAGTTACCATAGATAATCAAGAAGTATCATTTGAAGTTACGAGTGATGAAACAACAGATAAAGTATCTGGTGTTATGTTTGATTTACGTATTAAAACAAAGTTCATCAACTGCACAACACCGTTATCTGGTGGTACTATTCCAACGGTTAATTATCCTTACACAACACCATCACCATTTCTAACTTGTGCAACTGTAACTGGATGTACATCACTACAGAATTTTGTTACCTCAGCAATTGATGAAGCATTAACTGGAATTACTTCTGATAACTTTTATACAACAGGAACATCAGTTAATGGAAATATAATTTCTTACAACAGGAATGATTTAATGAGTGCATACACGGTTGATTTATCTTCAATCCTATCTGGAGTATCAACGGAGAATTTCTATACAACTGGAGCAACATTAAATGGAAATACAATATCATTCAACAGGAATGATTTGATGAGTGCATACACAATTAATTTAAGTACGTTATCTCCAAATCTTTCTGGATACTTTCAAAATACTGGTGGAACAATTACTGGAAATGTAAATGTAGTTGGAACAATTTCAGCAACAACAATTACTGCACAAAATGAAAGCTGGGTGATTGAATTAATGGATGGATTAACGGTTGATTTTTATGCACCGTACGCAATGAAAATTAATTCAATCAGCAATGTATTAAACTCTCCAAGCATTGCATTATTTGATGATGGTGCATCATACACACTTACAAATACAATTTCCATTGGGAGCAAAATAACAGTGAGTGCAAATACTGCATCAGTGATTCTTTTAAATGCAGCTAAATAATGGAACGATATATAAAAGCATTACCAATAATTTATCTTAGACCAGAACCAGATGCTGATAATGCCATACAATTATCTGGAGATAGTGCTTGGAATTTGGTTAATCAACCAGATAATTATGTGATACCAGTTAACGGTAGACCAGCCTATCTACATCCAACAAATCCACACCGATTACTTCGCAATAATATTTTTGGTAATACATGGAGAAGAACTGGAATCAATGGTGGATACTATGATATTGACACCGCACAATATAAATCTAGTGCTGGAACAGTTTCAACACAAGCAGCTGAATTCGGAACAACAACTGGAAGCACAGCTTACTTGATAGACCATCATACGGGGTTGGGTTGGAAATGGAATGTTCAAGGTGCAAAACCTTGGTCTGGACACACACAAGATATTACAACAATTAATACTGGTTCTGGATGGGCTGGATATTATGATTGGTTATTACCAAATAGAAAACAGTATGAATCAATTACATCTTATGAAAGCCCAGGGATAACTTGGACAACAACCTTTGCCCCGTTCAATTCAGCTAACTCTTGCAAAACAAGTACAGCTTATTTATCAGTTGGAACAACTCAACATTTTTATAGAACGGGTGTGAACTTTTCAAATAGAACTGATGCAACAAATGATGCAGCTTACTTGTGCAGATATCACTTCACTGGTCAAACTTAAAACTGATGGAGAAGGAATTTAAAATATTGCATGATGAACAAGTAAAAATATTTGGGAATGATTACATCAAAATCATCACTCAACTTTTATTATCTGTTGGAAAGAAATCATCTGGAGAACTAATCAAATCTTTGGATTTTAGAATTCAAAATACTGCAAAGGAAATATCAGTTGTGCTTTCAGCAAACGAATATTTTGATGAAGTTGATAGAGGGAGAAAGGCTGGAACATATCCACCGATAAAAGCAATATCTAAATGGGCAACACTAAAAGGAATCTCACAAGATGCTGTGTTTCCAATTGCTCACAAGATATTCAAGTTTGGAATTAAACCAACAAACATTCTTGATAAAGCAATTAAAGAAATAGAAAACAATCAAGCATTAATTCAGAAACTAGAAAATATTTCTGGAGAAAACTTGGAAGAAATAATACACGAAATGTTTAAAGAAAAAAAATAAATGGAAGAAAGTATTCAAGCAATTTGGAAATATACTGATTGGATTAGAAGCCTATCAAATTCAATTATTGTTGTTCCAAACAATGAAGTGTATAGAGAATTCTTAAAGAGATATAAGGATGAAAAGATTTACTTGAAAGGAACAGAACCTAAAAATTATAAACAAAAATTATAAATGGCATATAGCGCACTCACACAACCTCACACATTCATGGCTGGTTATTCAGCCATTCCACTTAGATTAAATTCTACTAGTGTTGAAACATCTGATAAGTTTAAATACTTAACAAGCATTGCTTATTCTGGTGTAACGGTATCAGCTGCAACATCAGTTGGTATTGGTGCATATACCTATGCTAAATTATTTACAACAACAGCGCACGGATATTCTCAAGGAGATAAAATTCTATTTGCTGATGAAGTGTATGGTGGATATTACAACATTGTTTCAATCACATCACCAACATCATTTGCAATCAATCTTGTTCTTGGTTCACCATTCACAGGAACATCAAAAACTTATCTTGGAATTCCTTATACGATGCCACCAGATTATCCAGATGGAGAAGCAAAATTAGATTTATCAAATACACTTAAAGATTTTGTAACGGAGAATCTTCAAGATGTAAATGAAATTTATTCTGGTCACAATACCAAATTCAATTTTGATATTTTTTGTGGTGAAGAAAAAAGTTATGTGTTCGAGTTTGAAGATAATGCACCAAGTGGTTTTGGTGGATATGTAGGATTCTATAACACTACACTTGTTGAAGCTGATATTGAAAATATACCATTTGAAATTGGTGATACTATTATCATTGAACAAGATGTTGTTTCATGGAATTATAACACCACTTATGGAAACGGAGTTGGTTCAACTTCTGGATATTTAGTTTTATCATCAACAACACTTCATCACAATTTCTCAGTTGGTCAACCAATAACAATTACTGGACAAATCACCAATCCAAATTGGAATGGAACAGCTGTTGTTTTAAGCGTTCCTAGTGACCCTAAATATTGGATGACTACATCAGTTCCACTTGTTCCAACTGGAGCAACTACAAATGATGCTGGTGTGGTTATGGGTGTACCAAAACCAACATACAATACAACCGCAACAATTACAGATATCCTTTATAATATTTCACTAGGAGTTGTGATTGTAACGAACGTTCAAAATGCTGGAGCATCACTTCCAATTAGCGGAACAATTAAGTTAGCTGATGATACACAATTTAAAACGTATGATGATTTAGTATTATCTGGATTCTCAATTTACAATGCAAAGATTGAGAAGAAAGATTTTGGATTTGTTACAACACAATTTGATAAATACATAATCAAGAATAGAGCAGCTTCGTTAAATAATATTTCAACAATACTTTCTGGAAGTACAAAATACAGAATTGAAACTTCAACCAAATCATGGTTGTTGAATCACTGTGAGAATTCTGGATTTGGTTCTGATGTGAAGTTCACTTGGTACAATGGAAATACAGTTCTTGGAAATACAGTTCTACATAATGTTTCAAGCAATCAACAAGATTATTATTTCCCTGTAGGAATAGACCAAGTATTAGCCAGCGCAAATAAAATTGAAACGGGTGCAACGCTTTCTTCAATCTATAATACAATAGATAATTATTCTGTTGTTGCGATTGAAACAAGTGGTAAAACAAGTGCGCTAACAAATGCAATTTGGTTTGAATTGAATGAAGATTGTTCAAGGTTTGAATTGTTCCATTTGATGTGGAAAGATTCAAAAGGTTCTTGGATTTCTTATCCATTCAAATATGTTTCAGAAAATAAAATGGAAGTTGAGAGAAAGGATTACTACAAACAAGAAGGAACTTGGAACACTACCAATAATACATTTGGATATGATTCATTTGATAGAGGGCAGAAATCATTCTTTGTTAGAAGCAGAGAAAAATACACAATCAATTCTGGATGGGTTGAACCGTTCGAGAATAATTTGATGAAAGATTTGATGAGTTCACCAAGTGTTTATGTGCAGCTTCCAGACAATACACTTGTTGGATGTGTGATTGAAAACAAGGATATCAAATTTGGAAAGTTGCATCAAGATTATATCTGGAATTACACTTTCAATATTTCAGTATCTCATAACGAAAATAGATTTTAATATGAACCTTTTAAATGAATCACTATGTAATAACAGCTAATGGATATAACCTTGATACCTATGAAGATTTAGGTATCTCATTGAATTATCAAATCCAAGATATCTTGGATATCACAAAGAGAAATGCAAACTTCTCTAAAACAATAAAGCTTCCAGCTACTCCAGAAAATAATAAATTCTTCAAGCAAACTTTTGATTGCAACATTGACAACATCAGATTCAATCCCAACAAAAGAATTCCTTGCTCAGTTCGTGTTGGAGATAATGAAGTGATGTCCGGATTTTTGCGTCTAGCAAAAATCATTGATAACAATGGAGAATTAAATTATGAAGTAAACATTGTTGGTTCATTAAAAGATATCATCAAGAAGATTCAAAATTATTCTTTGAAGGATTTGGATTTATCAGAATAC